TAAATAAGAATCAGTGTCTGCATCATCTCCAACGTCCTGCAAGTTTACAGCATTTGATGATGCTGTAGTTACGTTCACACCAATAGCTAATGGTGCAAAGTTTGCGGGCATTCCAATAGACGCCTCTTTACCTGTAGTAGCACCATCAGCCACAGTAATTGTAGCTTGGTACGTTTGAAGAGTCATCGTATTTGTAGATGCTGCTTTTAATTCAACAGATCCAGCTGTGTTGCTTGAAGTGTCTCCAGTTGAATTTGTTCCAACAACCACTTTATCTGTATGTGCACCAGTTGTAGTGTTTTTTGTTGAAACTTTTACAGTTGATTCCGATCTTACCGGTCCTGTAAATGTTGTGTTTGCCATAATAATATTCCTCCTAGAATATTAGAACGTAGTCCCTAGGGGCAGTCGACTATACGCGTCCACGCTCTATGTTTATTTTTTATGTATAGTAATTAATCTATATAACAGATTTTAATAAAGTGCAAGAGAGCCTGTACTTTGGTTTGATATTTATCCAAGATGTAGCTTTTGATTAAGTAGCTACAGAAACTTTGGGCTTCGCGTCGTCTATCTTGTTTGCAAGCATCGCTATTTTAGCTTCCTCTTGCTTTATTTGATTAACAACTTCTCTTATTTTGCTGTCAATCCTAACCATATCCAAAGTATATCTTTGGTGGTTACGCTGCTGCACCGCCCACTCTGTCTCGAGACCTCTCTTCTGCTTGTAAAGATCCCTCACGTGCATTTGCATCTATGATCTCCTCATAGGTTATCCATAGTTTTCGATGGTCTATAAATCCATCTTTCTCCCATTTTATATCATTTTTTCCTAGTTTGTCAACTAGTGCATTTTCAAAGGCTTTATCCTCATCCTCTGATGATATTTCAAAAGATGCGTAATAACCATACGCTCTAATTTGTACACGGAAGTTTTTCATAGTTGCCTTTCTTCTTTAGCATAAAAAAAGGGGGCCTTCAACGGCCCCCTTCTTAATTAAAAGTTGTTAGATTACGCTGCTCCTGGAGAACCGAACATACCTCTAGGGTCTGAGAATCCGAATGAATATCTCTCTCTAGCTTTGTATTTTACGTTTCCAGTTTCGAAATCACCTTCCATCGTTGTTTTTACCGGTGATCTAACGAACATTTTCATTCCGTTAGGTACATCAGTTTTGATGAAAAATGCATCTGTGTCAGTCAAATAGTGGTTAATTGAATATCCTTGCGGAATCATTCCCATATTTGCCAATGCGTTGATGTCATTGTCAGCTGTTCCAGTTCTGCCTTGAGACTTTAACAATCTCTCAGCTACGAATTGAAGCTCAGAAGGAATGATCATTTTCAATCCTCTTGCTGCAATTTTCAAACCTCTATCGTCTACGAACGCTGCGATGTCGATTAACGACTGCTCTAACGATGTCTCGTTAAGGTCTGCTGCAGTTGCTAACTCATTTCTAAACGTTCCACCAGTGATTGGGTGTGCAGTTGAAAATAATTCAACTCCGTCACCACCTGTGAAGTTTGAGTCAAACCCATTGTTTAACACGTTTGCTCCTTTAACTTGTTTCGCGTTAGCCATAGATCTAGCTAATGCTTTTGTATATCTAGACGCAAGTCTGTCATACAAATTATCTTCAATCGCTTCTTCAGTGATTGAGAAAGCTAAAGCAAGTGTTTCGTGAGTGTATCTAGCAGTAAAAGATTCAGTAGCTGAATCAAAGTTTACGCTTGTACCTTCAGGTTTTACCTGAGCGTTAGCGAAACCAGATAACATTACTTCTTCTTCAAAAGCTCTGTCAGAGTTTTCTACATCGTAGATCTGAAGATGCTCATCTGCGTAGTTTTTATATTCCAGGCCGAATAGTGCATTCAATCCTGGCTCTAGTTCTTTAACTAGTTGTGCTCTTGATATTGCCATAATATTATACTCCTATCCTATTATACGCCTGTTGTTAATTTAAATACGTGCTCACCTGTATTGAAAACGACATATGCGTTTACATTAGCTGAACTCGTATCACTGTTTTCGGGATCTGTTGAGATTCCGATTTGTTTGAAACCACCTGATGTTCCAGAAGTGGACGTGTCAATTTCTGAAGTCGATTGACCAGTGATTGTAGAACCTGAAGTTCCCACAAAGTCAAAAGCAGAATTATTCATCGCCGCTGTCCCTGTACCATCGTGTTGCGCTTCAAACACAGTAAATGGATCAACGTGTACTGTAGCTTTTATATCAGAAGCGTTTGTGCTTGCTGGGTAAAAAGCTTTAAACGTTGGCTTACTTGTTGATGGATCAGTAAAGAAACATCCACCGAAAACACCAACTTGTTGTGTGTCTCCAGCTGCTGCTTGCTCAATACCGCCACCCGCTACTGCTTCTACCACTTGACCTGTAAATATTGAAGTCCCGTGGTTTGCTGCTATAGCGTATTCTTCCGTTCTTAATTCTCCACCTACAAGAGATCTTGTTGGTCTAAAACCGAACGCTGCGTCTTTGTTTGCCATAGTTTTATCCTTATTCTGTTTATGGTTTTACCCATAAACGGGTTAATGTTAATTCGTTGGTAGGGATTAACCCGAGAATCGTTAAAAAATTAACTTTTCTTTGTACCACCGAAGGTTACACGAGTCTGTCTATCACTATTGATAGGCATACTTGGATGCTGTTCCTTCATCAAATCATTGTTTATCGCGTCTACTTTGTCTTGTGTTTGTTTTGCAAAATATTCTTTTCGCGATTCAACGATCTCATCTGGTATCCTTGCCAGCAAAAGGCCGCCAACTCCGATCACGCCCTTGTATTTACCGTCTTGGACAGTTGGAAAGTTTGACTCTGGGTATTGATCAGCTCTCACTAATTCATATCCAGATCTCAATTTAGCTGACATATTTGATGTATCATCAAATCCCATACTCTCAGCTCTTAACCATCTGTGTTTAAACCCATCCGGTGCAGGGGGTGCATCTAAAGATGATGGTGGAGTCCAAACTTTTTTTCGTTCTTCTTTAACTCTTGTTTGGCTCGCACGGGAAGTTCTTTTTTCGTTTTCATTACTCATATGCTTATACCTCCTTCGTGATATTTAATTGTTTCGCATATTCTTCTAGTGGCACACCTAATTTTTTAGCGATTGTAACTTGTGAGGGTGTGAGTCTCACTGTTTTGCGACCCGGGTTTACACTTCGCTTCGCTGAAGCTACTGTTTGTGTCGGCTTGGTCGTCACCTTATCTTCACTTTTAGCAAATTTATGCGGAAAGTCAATACGCATTCTTCGATCAATCTCTGCATAATATTCATCAGTGGAGGGGTCCATACCCTCTTCTTTAGTTAGTTTGTCGTGCAAATCAAACGCCGTATAAGTCATAGCGCTGTCTGTACCAAACCAAAGATTCTTTTCTGCCCATTCATTAGCTTTTGGATCTGATGGTGCAGCTTGAGGTCTAATAGCGTCTTCAAGAGTTGGTTGCTTAACTGGTTTTTGTTTACTTTCAGCTTCAGCTTTTTTCTTCATCATTTCAACTCTAGCTTCTTCTAAACCTAGTCTTGCTATTTCTTTTTGTGCTTGGATTTCAGCTGTTAAATCTCCAGCTTCTCTTGCTTTTGCAAGTTTAGCTGTCGCTGCTTCTAAACCAGAAGTAACTCTATTTTCCATAGCAGACATATAGCTTGGTTCCATAGTCGTTAATTTAATCTTAGTTTTATCAGCTTCTGCTTTAACTCCTTTTGCGTATTCTAAAGCAGCCTCTTTTTGTCTTTCTGCTTCACGCATTTTTTTAGTAAGTTTAGCAATTCTTCTTTTTACACCTTCGCTGTAATCCTCTAATTCTTTCTTATCCTCAGAACTTTTTTCTTCTTTAACAGGTTCTTTTTTTTCTTCTTCTGTTTTTTGTTCTGGTTCTTTGACTTCCTCTTTTACTTCTTCAACAATAATTTCATTGGAAGTATCTTTTTGTTCGGTCTGAACTTCTTCTTTTTTTTCCTCTGGTAAAGTCACATCTACTTCAGGTCCTGAATTATCTATGTCTACCATTTCGTTTGTTTCATATTTTTTAGTTTCTGGCATAGTTTCTCCTTATTAATTATATGTGGTGAAGAACAGATTCAGGATTTTCTATGGTTCCTAAAACTTCGTCATCGTTTAATAAACGGACCTCTCCACCTTCAATGGGTAATCTTGATCCTGCGTATCTTGCAAAAATAACCCATTGTCCTTTTTTGCACCACGGTCCTGTTGGAAATTTTTCTTTATCGTGATAGGCCAACGGTCCTACCTTTATTACATAACCACAATTTGTGGCTATTCGTAATTTTTCTAATGATTCTTGAGCTATGATGATACCACCTTTAGTTTTTTCTTTTGGTGTAAAAGGTAAAACTAAAAGTCTCCAGCCACTTGGTTCAGGCAATTGGTTAATTTGATCTTTAATATTAGTTGGATTTAAAGGTTCTTTCTCTTGTCCAGCTTGAGATTTATATTTTTCTTCCAAGGCATTTTTATGCTTTGGTATTTCCTTTTCCGATGTCGATAACATTTCCTTGCTCATCTTGTTGCTCCTTATTTTCTAGCAGGTTAGAGATTTCCTGTAGCAAATACTGATAAGTACGTGCCTGTCCTAACATATATTGATATTTTTCCATATTGTCAACCCCGCCAGTGATCATTGTGTCCCCAACGGCTTGTAATCTATCTTTCATAAGTTTCTGTATTTTAGAAACTATTTCTAATCCATCCATCATTCAAATGCCTCCAGTGATTCTAGTTTTTCTTTTGCGTGTCCTATTTTACCAAGAAGTTTATCTATTTCTTGTATATGTTGTGGATGCTCACCAATTCCTACTGAATTAGTAAGATATATATTAATAGTGGCATCTGCTTCTGCTATGTCTGCCTCGTATCTAGCTCTAAGAGCATTTATCATTCCTACTTTACTCATCTTTCTCCTAACTTTTTTTTAAATTTATGCACACGGTTACGTGCGTTTCTTTCCATCTTTTTATCTTTTTTCTTTAACGCTTTGCCTACATCTCTTCTTGCAGACATAAGTTTTTTGACCAAATTTTTTTTATATGGTCCTTCTTTTAAGTTAGATATTCGATACGATCTACCGTTAAACTTTCTTCGTTTTTCTGATCGCATCTTTACCTCTCTTAAATATGCTAGCCACCTTGTTCTTACCCATAACTTTCGCTCTTTGCTCCCCAACTGTGAGAATTTGTATTTTTCTTGCAAAAGGTTTTTTGACTCGTTTAACCTTTGCCACAGTTTTACGAGCGTCCGTAGGGGTCGCAAACTTAATTCTAACAGTGTCTCTAGGATTCTCATCTGTATACAGTCTTCTCCCAGAACCTTTAGGTTTCTTACCAGTGCCTACTTTAGGATCTCTTTTTCTTCGCACCGATAACTCCTTTTAGAGTTTTAGCTTGGCCTGCGTGCAATTTAGAAGCTTTTTTTAAACCTTTAATTACACCTTTTATTTTTTTCTTTTTTCCGTTTT